CTCGACGTGGAGTTCTGTAGATGGGGTCAAAGTCTTGATACCGACCCTGTTTTCTGTGGAGTCTACGTAGAGTGTGTTCGTATCCACTGTGAAATCATTCGCGACCGATCCGGAAACCGCCGTGAGCGCACCCACGTTAGATGTGCCGTGTACATCGAGGAGGTACGCGGGAGCTTTCGTACCGAGACCCACGCGACTTGTCTCGGCATCCACGTGAAGTGTATCTGTATCCACAGTGAGGTTCGAAGAAACATAGACATTACCAACCACATGAAGATTGGCGTCGGGAGTCACTGTCCCAACTCCAACGGAGTTGTACTCCGCATCCACATGGAAGGTATCTGTATCCACAGTCAAGTCCCCAGAAACGTACACGTTACCCACCACATGCAGATTGGCATTCGGAGTCTTGGTCTCAATTCCGACAGCGTGGTTCACCGCATCCACGTGGAACGTATTTTCGTCAACTGTGAGGTCACCCGATGTGTACACATTACCTACAACATGTAAGTTAGCATCCGGATCCTTAGTCTCAATTCCTACAGAGTGTACAGTCGCATCCACATGGAACGTATTCTCATCAACTGTGAGGTCACCCGAGGTGTACACATTACCTACAACGTGAAGATTCGCATCGGGGGACTTTGTCTCAACTCCAACAGCGTGTGCGGTCGAATCGACGTGGAACGTGTTTTCATCGACAGTCAGATCCCCAGATGTGTACACGTTCCCAACCACATGAAGTGTAGCATCGGGCACCTTCGTCCCGAGACCGACAGATTGTGTACTCGCCTCGACGTGTAGCGCATCCGTAGCTACCGTCAAATCATCTGAAACATACACGTTCCCCACGACGTGTAAATTGGCATCGGGGGTCACTGTCCCAACTCCAACGGAGTTGTTCTCCGCCTCGACATGAAGGGTATTTACTGCGACGGTCAAATCACTCGCGACGTAGACATTCCCCACCACATGGAGTTCAGCATCGGGAGATTTCGTCTTGATACCGACTCGTTCCGTATCCGCCTCGACATGAAGAGTATTCGTGGCGACAGTTAAATCATCGGACACGTAGACGTTACCGACAACGTGGAGATTGGCATCGGGAGACTTGGTCTCGATTCCGACGGCATGGTTCACCGCATCTACGTGAAACGTGTTTTCATCAACGGTGAGGTTCGAGGACACATAGACGTTGCCAACCACATGAAGGTTCGCATCAGGCTCTTTTGTCTCGATTCCAACCGAGTGTGTCATCGCGTCCACATGAAGTGTATTCTCATCCACAGTGAGGTTCGAAGACACGTAGACGTTGCCAACCACATGAAGGTTCGCATCGGGTTCCTTGGTTTCAATTCCAACGGAGTGTACAGCCGAATCCACATGGAACGTGTTTTCATCAACGGTGAGGTTCGAAGACACATACACATTACCCACCACGTGGAGGTTCGCGTCTGGTTCTTTTGTTTCAATTCCAACCGAGTGTGTCGTCGCGTCGACGTGGAGCGTATCTTCGTCGACAGTCAAGTTTGAAGACACGTACACATTACCCACAACATGGAGGTTGGCATCCGGTTCTTTTGTTTCAATTCCAACAGAGTGTGTCGTCGCATCCACATGGAACGTATCTTCGTCAACGGTCAAGTTCGAAGACACATACACATTACCCACCACATGAAGTTCCGCATCGGGATCCGTTTCTTTGATTCCCACTTTGTTCCCGATCGAAAGAATATCCGTCGTATGTGTGTTCCCGGTGACATACAGAACATTCGATCCAAATTCATCTACGAAAAGATTCGAACCGACATCGAGAGAGTGTGTGGGTGTCGTCGTCAAAATACCCACATTAGATTCTGTGAGTACTCGACCGTACACACGAACATCGAGAGACTCGGCTGTTTTAGGAATGATCGTGGAACCGTATGAGCTACTATCCGTGTACGCGAAAACCAGTTCATCCGGTCCTTCCCGGAACCCAACAGCTACATTAGCATTCGGGCGGTGTAATATAAGTCCAAGATCCGAAGAAACGTTCTCTTTGCCGAGCTCGATGATGGGATCTTTCACGATCGTGTTCACTGTGGCGACTGTCGTGATCGCACCGTTCACAGTCATGTTCCCATCCACCACCAAATTATCTTGAATGTACGCGTTTCCCAAAGCTGTGAGAAGGTTTGAACCTTCGGTATCTACATTAAATGTCGAACCCACATCGAGTGTGTGAATGGGAGACCCATTCGCTACACCAACATTAGAGAGAGTCGTGACAGAAGTAATCGCATTGTTGAACGAAACTGTGTTCGCGGTAACGTTACCGTTAATCACAGCCGCTTCAAGTGAGAAATTGAGAATATCCTCGGCGATCGCACCGGAATCCATCACTTCTTTGGTCACTTGGTTATACGCCAAAACCGTGATGTTTCGATCTGTGAGATCTGTACGTATACGTAGAGGTGTCATGTACACAGAATCTCCGAAAGGTATATCAATTTGTTCATCACTCGCGTTGAACACGATCGTATTTTCCGCCTGGTCATCGGTACAGTTTTTACCGAACCTAATCTTGGTGGAACGTTCCACCGTCGGCAAGTTCTTGACCATTTAATATAGAATGGCATTTTAATTCGCGTAGAGGAGACCCGCCATACCGTTCTCGATACGTAAGATGTTGTAGTTGACCGCGTAGATAGGGTCATTGATAGGTAAGTCTTCACTCATGATCTTGGCTGAAGAGAGGCGACTAAAGTTGAGTGTACCCGTAGGTTGGAGAGAACTCGTCGAGAGACAGAACGGATACAGAAAGAAATCGGGAGACGTCACGAAATTCGTGTGATAGTAATTCATGACATCGATGAAATGAGGTTTCCCCCACCTGTAATTACCCACGTCGAGGCCGTTGATATTCAACTTGACTTTGTTCGTGGGAGATGTGAGCGCACCATCTGTGGTCGTGTCAGAAGAGGCGAGATACTTCACCGGGTGGTTGAACGTCAGATCTTGTACGATCGTACCGGATGCGATGTTTTTCTGAACTTGTGTGATCAATAGATCATGTTTACGCGAAGCAATCTGCCCACGCTCTTCGTTATCGAGGTAGTAATAGTTGGCGAAACACTCGACGTTATAGTTCGAGGCGGCAGTCGCCCAGTGAATACGAATCTCAACGTTGTGATAATTGAGCGCGACGAGTGGTAACGCGCACTGAGGCCCTTCACAGAAGAAGAAGCGCAACGGATAGAAATACGAACGCGCACTCACACCTGGATGTGTTCCATTCGCACTCTTAGACACGTTTTGGGCGAACGTGTCGATGGCAATCTTCTCTGTGAAAATCGCATCTTGACTGTCGACGAGGGAACCCCCAATGTAGAGTTCCACCTTATCGATGATCGTGTCCCAACGCTGTATGTCGAGCGCCTGTGTGGTATCATCGATGGTAAAATAGACGTAGCCTAGAAGATCTCCAGAACGTTCGAATTGAACACTGGACATCGAATCGTTTTTCACTGCTCCATGGATGGTTTGCTTTTCGATGGACTGTGAAAAATTAGCATGCCTTTTGAATGTTGAACTAAAGAAAGATATTTCGGGATTACCCACGATATATTCATCCTGGGCACCGATAGCAATCAATTGCACAACACCGGCAGACATGGTATACTACTCTAAGGGGAGAAAATTACAAATTAGGTTTTCTACACACGAAACGAACAACTAAAAATGTGTCACCGGAACCGGGCTCGATGGTGTTTCCATCTTGGTCCCGGATGGTGACGGCGAAACGATCAATCCGACGAATGGGGTCGATATACTGAACCGCAACCGGATACTCATCCCTGAACGTGACCGTCGTCGATTCATTCTTTATGAGACTCGCGAACGAACCACGGAGAACACTCAGGGACGACTGACCTTCGTAGACATTGGACGCGCGATCGTTGAAGATTGTATCCAGCTGATCAATCGAGACGTAACAGTGTTCGGTACCAGATGTCGTGTTGATACGAGCCCCGAGAAGGCGAGCCTGAACGACGTTCTTCAGGGGTTGCTGAAGATGGCACGTGAATGTGTTCGCACTGGCTTGTCCGATAGAATCGATGGTCACGGTATGATACTC